AAACCCAGACAACAGAATGCCAGACGCAAAACGTAGAAAAGACGGTAGCTTCTACACTATGTCAGAGTGGGCTGAACGACACGACTTTAAGTGGTACACACCAAAGACCATACCGGAGGAGTGGAAATGCGCCACTTAATAATACCTGACACACAGATAAAACCTAACCAATCTTATGAGCACATGCGTTGGGCTGCGCGGTACGCTGTTGCAACAAAGCCTGACGTTATCGTACACCTTGGCGATCACTGGGACATGCCTAGCCTATCAAGCTACGATGTAGGTAAGAAGTCGTTTGAAGGTAGGCGTTATTCCGCTGACGTTAAGGCGGGTAACGATGCGATGAAGTTGTTCACGGATACGATCAAGGCGGAGCAGAAACGATTACGCAAACACAAGAAGCGAATCTGGAAGCCCCGTCTTATCTTTACGTTAGGTAACCACGAACAACGCATCGAACGTGCGGTTGAGAACGATGCAAAGCTAGAAGGATTGATGAGCTATGAAGATCTCAACCTCAAAGATTGGGAAGTACATCCTTATCTGCAGCCAGTGCTTGTGGATGGTGTTGCTTATTGTCACTTTTTCACTAGCGGTGTCATGGGCAGGCCAGTCACTAATGCAAAACTACTACTGCAAAAGAAACACATGTCTTGCATCATGGGACACGTACAAGACAGAGACATCGCGTTCGACAGAGACGCCAGCGGAAAGCGAATGACTGCTTTGTTTGCTGGTATTTATTATCAACACGACGAAGAGTATCTAAACCCTCAGACTAATGGGAGTTGGTCTGGGCTGTGGATGCTCAACGAAGTACAGGACGGTGCGTTTGATGAGATGCCCATCAGCATGACGTACCTTCGGAGGCGGTATGGCAAGAACGTTTGATGAAATGCTAGAGCTAATCGCGCACAACATAGACGAAGTGACGTTGATGGAAGTGCTTGAGATAAACTCAGAGGATATTGTTGAGGCGTTCGCTGAACGGATACGCAGCAACCTGTACAAGTTTAACGGATTGGAGGAAGAAGTAGATGAACACTACGTCTGATCGTAACACACCGTTTCCACGTTCGATAGATGACGCAACACCTGCTGAGTGGGATGCTATCAAACGACAGGTAGGCGGCAACCACTACAGCCGGTATGTTATCCAGCCTGTTGACTTCATCATTGCTAACAACCTTGACTGGTGCGAAGCTAACGTGGTGAAGTACATTACTAGGTGGAAGGACAAGAACGGCGTTGAAGATTTACGCAAGGCACAACACTACCTTGAGATGTTGATCGAACGTGAAGTAAGAGAGAAGTTATGAAGGTCATTGAAGGTAAGTTCGGGATGCAGGACAAGGAGGAAGTCAAGGCTTCTGATATGTTCCAGAATCTCGCAGACGTTACCGATATGATGGAAGAGGAAGGCGTTGAGATCGAAGCGGTTGTCGTTATCAAGACTGAAGTGTATGGCATACAGGTTTTAAGTAACGACATGACACAAGCATCGGCGCACTTCTTGTTATCAAAAGGATCAACAGCCATACAACTAAACGACCTTGGAACGGAGGACTAATGGACGCATATCAACAATACATACACAAGTCTCGTTACGCTAGGTACTTACCTACGGAGCAGCGCCGTGAAACTTGGATAGAAACAGTCAGGCGATACGTCAACTACTGGGGCGACAACCTACCGGATAAATACCGCAAAGAGGTTTTTGACGCTATACACGACCTAGATGTAATGCCTTCGATGCGAGCACTGATGACAGCAGGTGAAGCACTCGACCGTGACAACGTAGCTGGATTCAATTGTAGTTACTTACCGATAGATCACCCTAAGGCGTTTGACGAGATGATGTACGTGCTCATGTGCGGCACAGGCGTAGGGTTCAGTGTCGAGCGTCAGTACATTTCAAAACTACCAGAGATTGCAGAGGAGTTCCATGACACAGACAGTTGTATACACGTTTCGGACTCGAAGATTGGCTGGGCCAAAGCCTACCGGGAACTTATTGCCATGCTCTATAGTGGTCAGCTTCCAAAGTGGGACGTCTCTGGAGTACGACCTGCAGGTGCCACCCTCAGAACCTTTGGCGGCAGAGCGTCTGGGCCTGAACCTCTTGAGGATCTGTTCCGATTTACCGTTGAAGTCTTTCGGGGTGCTGCTGGACGAAGGCTTAGTTCCATCGAATGTCACGATCTCTGCTGTAAGATTGCACAGATCGTTGTCGTTGGCGGTGTCAGACGAAGTGCCCTCATCAGTCTGTCTAACCTTACAGATGATCGAATCAGACGATGCAAGTCAGGACAGTGGTGGGTAGACAATCCGCAACGTGGTCTTGCAAACAACAGTGCTTGCTACACAGAGAAGCCTGACTTCCCAGCCTTTTTAGATGAGTGGAAAAGTTTATATGAGTCCTACTCAGGAGAACGAGGAATGTTCAGCAGAGTTGCTAGTCAAAAGCAAGCTGCAAGAAATGAGCGACGAGATGCTACCTATGATTTTGGAACTAATCCGTGTTCAGAAATCATCCTCCGACCGTACCAGTTCTGTAATCTATCGGAAGTTGTTGTCAGGTCAACCGATAGTCTCGCAGACCTCAAACGAAAAGTACGTGTTGCGACTATCCTTGGAACTCTTCAGGCTACGCTGACAGACTTCCGGTACCTACGTAAGATATGGAAGACTAACACGGAAGAAGAGGCACTACTGGGTGTGTCGTTGACAGGGATTATGGATCACCCGCTGCTCTCAGGGAGAGAAGACAATGCGAAACTTAAGAAGTGGCTTACGGCGTTACGTGAGGAAGCTATCGCTACGAATAAAGCATGGGCTGATAGACTTGGGATTAATCCTTCTGCTGCTATCACTGCTGTTAAGCCCTCCGGTACTGTCAGTCAGCTTGTGGATTCTGCTTCAGGGATTCACCCGCGATACGCACAACAGTACATTCGACGCGTGAGAGCTAGTAAGAACGATCCGTTATGTGCCGTGCTGGAGGCTGCTGGTGTGCCTGTGGAGGACGATGTGATGTCACCCAGTACCAAGGTATTCAGCTTCGTTCAGAAGGCTCCTGACGGCGCTGTGACAGCCTCAGAGATGGGTGCTATGGAGCAGTTAGAACTGTGGGAAATCTATCAGGACTACTGGTGCGAGCACAAGCCGTCAATGACTTGTTACTACAGGGATCACGAGTTCTTGGAAGTTGGACAGTGGCTGTACAATAAGTTCGATAAGATCAGTGGCATTTCTTTCTTACCGTACAGTGAACACACGTATCAGCAAGCACCGTATGAGCCGATAGATAAGCAGACTTATCAGAAGCTCAGAAAAGAAATCCCAACCGCTATCGACTGGGACATTCGTGAAGAGGATGACAGGACTGAAGGGTCACAGCAGTTAGCTTGTACGGGTAACAACTGTGAGCTTTAGTGCTACTGGGGAGCTTCGGCTCCCTAGTCTTTATTGTATTCTTTTATATAATCGCCTACAACAGGTAGTTGATAGGTAAGTTTTTCTAAAGCCTTATCTGTTCCGTCTGTAGTTATGCTACCGTCTTCAGCAATCTGATACGGTAGTTTAGCAATATCTCCGACAGCGCCGGTAGGAGGTATGAAAGACTCCATAAAGTAATTAACAGGGTCAGACATAGCCTTTTTAAACCCGTACTCACGATCAAGTTTATTCAAAGTAACAACACTTAAAGGCTGATCTATCATACCAAACAAAACAGTTGTTGGATCTATTTCTCGCTTACCCATCTGAACTTCAGGATCTCTTACTTCTTCGATCAAACCTAAACCAAGACCTCCGTACATAACGTACCGCGCAAAGTAAGCAGCCGCGTCTCTTTTGTTACCCTTCTTTAGATTGTCAATAATTCCTTGGCGTAGGAGTTCTTGTTGTTTCAACGCAAATCCGGTTAAAGACCAAGCAGGTCTTAAGTTAGGATTCTTAATATACTGCATTGGACGACCTGCTATAGAAATAAGCTGCTGCTTTCCAAGCGATGTAAAGGCTAGCTCTTCAATTAACTTTCTAGGTTTTTCAGGAATCTTATTTGCGGGTGTATCGTTAGCCAAATATTTTCTTATAGAAGACAGTTCTTCTCTGGTAAGAACATCACCAAATTCTTCATAGAGTGTATTGTTTTTAGCAGCCTTCTTTGCTTTGTTGACAGCAGCCCTTAAAATAACACCTTTGTTGATCCTGTCAAACAATCTAAATCCGTTAATTAAAAGATTTATTGAAGCTATCTCTTTAGATTTTTTAGCAACCCACTCCATTCCTGACGGGCTTCCGGTAAGATCTTCAAAGTGTCTTATAAACTCTCCTGCTCCCTGCGCGTCTCCTATGCCTAACTCAGTAAGTGTTTTACCAAATACTCTTTTGTTGCTTTGAGCAAGCGCCTGCATTGTAGGAGCAACGCCGTTATTTACCATGCTAACAAAAATATCATGGAAGTTCATTACTGCTGACTTTACCTGATCCAAAGTAAAACCAATAGCCTGAGACATAAAAGATCTAACAAGAGCATTGGGAGCTACGTTGCCTTTAACATAGGCTCCTTTTATCGCGTCAATAGCAAGGTCTACTTGTTTCTCTGTTGCGCCTGAACCTCTAAGCTTATTAGCCAAGGCTTCAAAAAAAGCATCAGAGTTAGTGGCGTTAGGTGCAAGCGTAGCAGGCAACTCAAATTTTTCTGCTAACTGTACAAGCTCTATTTCTTTTTCAAGATGTCTTATATGACTTACAAGAGGGTTTTGATATGTTAGTATGTCCTCGTCTCCGTCAAGAAAAGAACTACGAGTACGCTCACGAAGTGCATCAGGAGCTTCAGCTTTTGTTTTGTCGCCAAGCATCCTGAAAGGACGTTCAGTTTCTTCACCCTCTTTAGCCATGTGTATATAATCAATGTCTAATATAGCTCCGGGTTCTTGTGTGTATAATATATTATTAGCGCGTTGGTTTCTCGCTTTGTTGTAGTTTCTAAATCTGTTAAAATCTGTCAAAGCTTTTTCGCCAAGCTCTGCTCGTATTGTTGGAAGTATAGTAGACTCCATTAAATCTGGATTTAAATGAAGATCTCCAAACGCTTCTGCAAGCTTCCTGTTGTTTTCAACAAGCTTTATAACAGGCGTTAACGGCTTAACAATTTCATCCATAAACACTTGACGTTCTCGGACTGTTGACTCAGCAGCTCTGTCGTACAACCCACCAACAAGTCTTCCTACATTTCGCCTAAGAACTGCAGCAATAGGAGTAGCTACCGAGTCGTACCACCCTACGTTTTTACCGTTACCGTCAACAATATCCATCTGCCTGTCCAGCGTAGACAACAACTCAGGATCTGTTAAACTTTCTTCTAGCTTTATACCTTTGCGTTTACCTATTATTCTTAGTGCTTGGTTAGCATCAGCACCGCGATCAACAAGGTCTTGAATAACCTCTAGGCTACTCCACGCTGTTAAATCCATTTCAGGTGCTAACTGGTCTTCGTCGAGTGCTTCGCCTTTCTTATCTGCTTTCTGTTGCGCTTTAGCCGACTCTTCAACATTCTGCATTCTGTTCCGATTGTTACGTACAACCTGTCTAGTAGCAGACTGTACAGCAGCTTCATATATTTCATCTTCAGAAGCGTCTTCTAAGTTTTGAATCTTACCTTTGTCTTGCCTTTGAATTTCTTTAGAGACTCTTGCTTGAACAGTAGGAGATTGACTAAGATTTTGCGCTTCACGCACAAGAGCATTAGCAGCAGTGGATCCTCCTGTTGACATACCTAGACCAAGAATGTCAGACGCAACGTCTACTGCAGAAGTTCCTGCTCTTGTTACAGGTGCAAAGCTAGCTCCTAAAGTGACTCCAGTTCCTATAGTTTCAAGAGTTTTAGCTATCTCTTTTTCTTCTACAAAGTCTTCTCTGATGTCTCCTGTTACCGCTGCTTGTGTTTGCTTTAATCGTTGACGTAACGGTACAAACTCGTCCTCTTCAGCCAGAAACGGATCTGTAAGACCTTTACGTACAAAGTCAATAGCGTCTAACGCAGCGTAATTAACACCCTGAGCTAACTGTCCCGCACCTTCCAGTAAGTTTTCAACTATAGAATCTTCAGATCCTTCAAGGCGCTTGGCAGCAACAGCGCGTTCAGCTTGCGCTTTTTGTAGTTTAACGTCCAAAGACATCCTATATTCTGCAAAGTCTTCTTCACTAGCTAAACCGTTACGCAAAGCCAATACAACTAAGTCGTCTTTAGTTGTTCCTTCAGGTACGTTTTTAATTACAGTTCCATTAGGAAGGCGTACATTCATTATTTTAATGTCCCAAAGTCAACAACATCATCGCCAGAAACGGTTGCGCCTTTTTTGCCTATTTGTTTTCCAAGCACTAAACTTTCAGCAGCGCGTTTAATTGCAACGTCTATCTTAATTTCTGGATTTTGTTTTTGTTGTGCCGCTACAACCCTAGCCAGATCATTAAGATTCATGTCAATAGCATTTCCTTCATCGTCAGAAACATCCCCATCTAAAATATCATCAATAAGAACCTCTCTGCCGTCATTTAACGTAATAGACCCCAATGCTGTTTCGTCACCGCCAATTAGCGCGTTTGATCTTAAACTCTTTATGTCTGCTAATGCTAGTTTTCTCTCGTCTTGACTAGGATCAGGCAGTAGTTTTTCTTTTTCTTCTTTAGGTTGTTCAGGAGAAATCTTTGCAATGTCCGTTAATAACTGTCCGAATTTCTCTCTAGCCTTTTTTGGTGCGTTGCTAGTAGTAACTGACAAAGTGTCTACAGCAGCTTCGTATCTTTTTCTAGTAGCATCATCGTCAATTAACTTAACCTGACTTTTTAATTTGTTTATTTCTTGCTGAGTTAACGGCTTGTTTTCATTTTGTCTTTGTATATTTTTATCTCTAAGCTCTATAAAGTTTTCGTTTTTTGTTTCAAGGTCTAAAGCTAAATCAGAAAAACCAGACTCACGCATGTTCTTCAACAGTGCTTCGTTTTGTTCAGGTGTGTTCAAAGAAGCGTAATATGCGGTTGTAAAACCTTCTTTAATAGCTGTTTCTTTAGTTTCTAACGCAGTTTGTCTGGCTGCTCTGGCATCAGCAACAGCTTGAATTGGATCGTTTCCGGTCTGAAGCGCTACTTGTTCAATAGAACGAGTCAACGAAGACAAATTTTCTGGTTTTGTTTCCGCTGCAAACACTTGTTGCGCTACTGAAATAGATTGCTGACCTTGCGTTTTTAATTGATTTTGTTTTAGCTTAGTTAAATTTTTCTGTGCTTCTATGAGATCTTTTGGTGTCTTAGCTACTTGAACTTGCAACTCAGCTAGCTTAATAGGATCTCCACTGGCTGCTGCAATTTGCTCCATCATAGCGTCACGGCGGTTCTTCTCAGCAGCCTCATCAAACGCACCACCGATACCAGCGCCTACCTCAAACAAACCTTTACCAAAAGACGGGTTAATCAATCCTTGAACTACTTGTTCTCCAAAACGTGCCATTAGTTATTCTCCTACTTAAATAAACCGCCTATCAAGCCAGCGCCTAAGTTACCCATAAGCTGTGCTTGTCCTAAACCAGAGCCAAGCAACATATCCAAACCGCTGGCGACACCTTCTCCGTAAAGTCCGGCACCGTAAAGCTGACCGCGTTGCTGAAGCTGTGGGAACAGTTGTGATGCCTGTTGAGCCGCAAGCAGTTGTTGTTGTGGCATATAGCTTGCGCCTAAGAACTGACTTCCCAGTGCCGCCTGCTGTGCCTGCTCTGCTTGTGCTTGTTGCATTGCTCCTAACATTGCTATATTTTGCGCTTCTGACTGCGCCTTAGCCATTGCTAGCTGCTCAGGCGTACCGCCAAACATAGCTGTTCTAACACCGCCCCTGCCCTGTGCTTGCAATCGCTCTTCCAGAGCAAGGCGCTGACGTTCTTCTTCGGGCATCTGCGCGGCTCTCATACGCTCATATATAGCTTGCTCACGTTCAGCAGTAGGGCCAGCAGCCGCGTTAAACATACCCGCTGCATCTCCAAACATCTGCTGTTGAAACGCAGATTCTGTAGGAGAAGCACCCATAGTTACTTGACCTGTCTCTGGATCGTAACCAAACATGGAGCCTGTTGAAGTAGTGACACCAAAAGGCTGAAACTTAGACTGCGTTAAACCAGTTTCGCCTAAAAGCTGACCCTGTTCCATGCCAATGTCGCCAATTTCTCCTAAACGATCATAGGCTTCTTTGGTTAATAAACCACCCGCACCGCCTATACCAAGGGCAGCTAACAATCCGCCTACCTTGCTAGTGCCAAAAAGACCACTTATCAAATCTGAGGCTATACTCATAATGTTTTACCTATCAATGCTAATACGTTAATTTCTTGAATTGAAACTTCAGACCCGTTCATCTCAGTCTCTATACCTACGGTAATAATAGAACCACCGCTAGTTGCGTTAATAGACTTTCTGGTAATAGACGTACCACCAGAAAACTCAGCGATGTTAAACTCTGCGTCTTGGTTGTAGAACGCTATAGAGCTAGTATCACCACCTAGTGCAAACGAAGCTGACTTATAGTTCTCGTCTAAGTCATATGACCACTTAACGAATACCGTTTCTGTACCGCCACCTACTATTGTTGGTCGTATCTTCTTTAGAAACTTTGTCTTAGACGGATCACCAAAAGTTAAACCGGGGCTGACATACTTAAACCGATAAGACTCTCCTTCGTCTAAGTAAGTGTCGTACTCACCTATACCTGACGTTGTTCCTGTGTACAAAGTTCCGTCTGTAGGTTTACGTTCCCATGCTTCAAACTTTGATCCGGGCCACACAGTAGCACGATACGCGCCGTTCTCTAGCCTACCTCGTAGGTCAAAACACAGCGTCGTGTTCTCAGCAGGAAACGTAATTAAGTAAAAAGAGTTTTCTGGGCTGTACACAGACGCAGTAGGCGCAGCCCTGTTGGCAATTAACGCAGTCAACTGACTCTGTATGTTTCTGCTCAAGTCAGAAATAGGTAAAGACTTCTCTTGTATTGCTCGTCCTAAACTACGCAGTCCGTTTTCTGACATAAACAAAACGTCAGTACCTATGTACTGCACAGAGTTTCTACAGATGCAGCCTAGTCCTGCAACAGTATCCGTAAGGGCCATAGTTGCTGGAGAGTTAGCACCTCCGTACACGAGTATGCTGTGCCTACCAAAAATAATCAACGAGTTGTTGTGCGCTGCTAATGCGCGTACTTCATCGAACCCGTCAGGCCACGCTTTCTCTACGTTAATAGAACCACTAGAACCGCCTGTCCAGTCTGAGCCTATCAACAAGTCAGACCAGTAAATCGTGTTGTTATCAG